TGGTTTAAATTTAATTTGTTCGTTAATTTTAGAACCAGGTCCATAAGCATCCTGTATATCATCTAAAATTAATATTCCGTATAAGTTAGTTGCTCTATTTGCAGAAATAGATTCGCTATAAATGTCATAGTATACAAGAATGGCATTAAATGTAAACCTTTGTCCTTTTTTAGCAAAATCTAATAATGATTGTACATCAACATCATTGTTAATTTCTTCATATGCAGTTGCATCGAAATTAATTCCAACGCTATTAGTAGCATTAGTTTGAATATTATAATAAGCTCCACTGCTTGATGTGTGTTCATCAACAACAGTATTCATGTTTATATTTGGATCAGGGTGTGTTTGACCCTCTCTGCCCTCTATATAATCACTAGCATATAATTTTGTTGCGGTTGTATTATAATTTGTTGGTTTAAATAAAACAGTTGGAGTATAACCTACTGAAGTAGGTACATTAATATAGACTTCATGATATGTGTTACCTTGATACGCGACATCGTTTTCAGCATCTATTGTTCCCAAATATTTAACAACTCTATCGTAGTTATCACTAGCAAACGTACCATTAACTTTTTCGGTATAATTACCTGCAAGTGTCTGGTTAGAATCAGCTGCAATAAAATCTACTGCACCTAAAGAACTTAACCATTTAAAAAATATCTTTTCAGAATCTGATTGTAATATTATTGGATCATAATCATCGTCTTTTAACAATAGCTCTTCTAAGTTAAGTGCATAGTTTTGGAATGTTTGTGCAAAATCTACATTGGGCATTCCAGCAATATATTCATCACCTGAAGGTTGTTTAAGATTTAATTCAAAATCTATTGTGTTAGAGCCATTAACAGAATCAGTAAAATCTGGAAGATCTAATAAAGCGTATTTACTAAACTCAAAATTTAAATCTGAACTATTAAAAGCCCTAGTCATGTCTCTCGCAGAAGATGCGAAAGCATACATTGTGCCGCCCATTGGCTGCGGTATTCTAACTAGAGGAGTTGCCATCTATTCTTTAAGTTTTGTTTATACTGTTGTTGTGTTGTGCGATGAGATAATATACCATTTATTATCAAAACATCTTAATGTAACTGTTGAGTTTAATCCTTCGAGTGTAATTGATGTAGCACCTAAAGTAGCACCTGTACCTGATAACACAGATTTAGAATTACCATCAACATTAATAACTGTTACCTCTTGTCCATCTACTGCTTCTGGCAATGTAAAGTGACTATCGATAAAGTAAGTAACCGCAGTTATTGAAACTGGTGTAACTTGTGTTGTTGGTGTAGCAGCAGTTCCTAAGACTCCGCTTTTTACTAAATCTCCATCTAATTTTACAGATGAATTAAAAATTGCAGCAGTGTTAAACGCGGCACCTAAATTATTTACTAATAATAAGTTAGCACCGTTCTGTGTAACAGTTAACGATGAAGTAGATACGCTAGCGACTCCACTTAAAATTAAGGTAGTTGGGTTTAACAAGGCCGTAACAGATGCTAACTCATCATTTAACAACTCAAAGTTGCTATTGATGATCGGTCTCGATGAAGAAACTGAATCAGTTCCTAAAATTTCAGTAATGTTTGCCATTTTTATTGTTTTTATTATTTTACTTTTAACATGTTCCTATTTACAAGGTTTTTATTTCCATTTGTATCTTCAGTTTCTAGCTGAATATTGTAGTACCCAGGTTCTTTAAAGATATATGTAAGCCACATATTATTATAGTATATATCAGTGATTTTTGGGTTAGTTATATTTGTGATAGTCCATTTAGCATTTTTACTTCCAGGGAATCTAGAAATATCTGTTGAAAATGTAACATGTGTAGATCTTTCAACCTCTGCATAATCATTAAATACTCTGGTGTCGTCCCATGTTGGATTATAATGTTGTACGTGAATTTCACCGCTAATATTAGCGTTTGATGAATTATTAATTTTTATTATCGAAGCGTCTTCAAAATCATAAGTTTTTGAGTATTCTTTTCCTACAACCAATATGAATTTAAAAACATCACTTACATCATTATCGTCAGAATCTTCAAATATTGCGTTATAATTAAATTTACTAATAACATAGTCTTCACTTTGTTGTAATTCATTCATTATTTGAGTCCAACCATTTACATCATTAAATGTGGTTGGTGTAGCATTAACTATTTGATGAGATCCTGTACTTATTTCTCCAGTTTTTGGATCTTTATGTGTTATTACTAATGTATCACCTTGTTGTATATCATTTATTTTGAAACTTGAAGTTAAATCAGGTCCAACTCTCATGAAATGCCACGCTAAATGCTCAGTGTCTTTCCAATCAAACGTTGATTCGTCCCATGTATATGGTCCAGTAGTTTCACTATATGCAGTTTCAGAATAAATATCTAAATACCTACTAACAGTTGAAAATCTAACTCCTTGATCTTCTTCAAAGTGAATGTAATTTGCTCTATCTAATGTTAAATAAAGAGTAGCAATATCATCATCGATAGTTGTTACATTATCTTGAGGTTGATTCCAATAACCACCTGATTTTTGCCACGGTAGATTTTTATTATCCCATGAATCATCTTCTAACCACTTATAAATACCGTATAATTCTAGATTTTTAAGTTTTACATCTATTAGATCTTTCATTCTATAATGAGATCTGTGCCCAAAGAGATCATATGTTCTCATCTCGACAGTATATATGTCATCATGCGGTAATATCAATGGAAGAATCAAATAATCATCTATCGCACCCCTATAAGTCTGATCATACCCTTTATTTTTACTTGTAATAATCCATTCTATTTCATAAACCCATGCTTTCCACCAATCGTTCCATGTAATTAACAAAGTATCGTTTGGATTGTGAGCATCTTCCCAAGTAAATTTAGCTTCATCCCAAATATCATCAAATGATTCTGTACCGTCTAATAATACAGGACATCCAATTGGAATGTTAGGGTTATAAGAATATAATTCTTGATTATGATATGTTTCATAAAACTCTCTAAATATACTCTTTAATTCTGTTCTATTATTTGGGGTTAATGTATGTTCTTGTCCGCTTTTAGTATTTAAGAATAAATTATAGTTATTAGAATCATCATCTTGATTAAGCGATGGTTTTAAAACCATTGACATATCTTCTATAAATAACTGTCTATCGTTAGGAAATACATTAAACTTAATATCATGTCCTTCACTAAAGAAATCAATGCCATTTTGAATATTCCATACATTTATATTTCTTTGAGAGAAGTAATCTCCTTCGGCAGTAATATCTATAATTTTTGCTTGAAGCGGTAAATAATCTTTTTGTAACTTTGCCTTTAAACCATATAGTTTAATAAGTACTTCTTCTGGCGTATAATCAAAAACCTCATCAACATTAGGAATATCCCAATGATCGAATGTTCCATTAGGTTCGTTTAACCTATATACAAGACTAAACTTACTAGTTTTTTTCATTGTACTAGAAGGAAGTTTAAACGCTAATTTCTTTCTAGTGTTTTCACCTCTAACAGAAGAGTTAGGAACTGGGACTGCAAATAATTTACCAAAGTTCTTAACAGAATTATTAACATTTAACCAGTATTCCTTCAATGTTATTTTATCATAACCAAAGAAATCTATTGCATTCAATATTGCTTTATATGTACCAACAAATGGTTTTATGTTGTGTAATTCTAAAAGTAATTCCTTTCTTTTCTTATTCAGTAATTTATAATCAGGTGACATTTCGCTAATGTCATGATCTTTGAATAACATAAAATCAGATTCGTCCAGTGTAGCTCCAAAGTTTTGAAGAAGAATTTTAGTTCTTTCATCCTCAGCAACTACTTCACCATAAACTTCAATATCTGCTATAAGTGTTTTTACACCCGCTGCACTATGATAAACATGTAAGTTTCTAACGTGTGGTCCAGCTTTTAACGAATTTAACGCTATATTAATTTGAATAGCGGTACTATCTTGTTCCCACAACGCCTTAGTATCATCATTAAATACCGCAACTTTACTAAAATCTATTAGATCAATAGTTTGAGATTTTAATTCTTTAATTACTGGAAGATTTCCAGAATGATCTACATTATATAGTGTAATATCTTTACTACCAAATCTAGTATCTTCACTCCATTCAAATATAAATTTATCGTTATCTGGTGTTTCAGATACTGGGAAATTTATAATAGGGTCTCCGAATAATTCACACTCTTCTAATATAAATAAATTAACAGTTTCATATAAACCAGCAGAAACCTCAGATAAATGCACAGTTCCCTTATAAACATCAGAGTTATCCTTTACGAAGTTTAAATCATATTCTAATCCTTTAAAAAATCTTAAATTATCGTACATTATTTAGTTTTCTTTGTGTTTTCGTCAACGGTATAATTTTTAAAATTATTTAAATATCTTGCACCTTTTAATAAATTCTTTAATGCGTCATCTAAGAATATTAAAAAATGTTGCATAGTTTGATTTCTTTGAATGTGACCGGATAAAGACTTACTAATAAATTCTCCTGGAGCCAACTCATCATTGTAGTTAAATCCCGTGTGTAATCTATCATCCTTTCTAGATTTGGCAGAATCATATCTTCTACGTTGTCTATAGTTAAATAAATTTGTAAATAAACCCATTATTTAAGTGCTTTTCTATTTCCGGCTTGTACTCTAGTGTATATTGTTCTAGGTACAGGATCTGCTTCAAAGTTTATACTTACTGCAGCTTCAGCGTTAATTAACACATCATCTTCCATAACGTCACCATCTCTATCTAACCATCCGCCTCTAAAAACAGCAACTTCTTCTTTTTCCATTATAATATCACCCCACTGATCTAATCCTTTTACCTTAGGAGGAATAACAGTATTTTCATCAACTGGAACCACCTTTACATCCTCTATTTTCTTAAAGAAAACATATTTTTGTTTTCCATTTCCTACAGTTTCCAGTGTTACTGGTTCTTGTGGAACCACGGTAGTAGTAATTGATTCATAATAACCAAGTCTTCTTGCTGTTTCTTCTGTCTCTGAAATGAACCTAACATTTACAGCGTCAATACCTGCTACTTCTTCTAAGATATAAATAATATCAGACTTAGGCAGTTTATCTCTTCTTGTTATATTTAATAAGTATGTTGACATTCTCTCTCTTACCGCTGTGTAAATTTCATCCTTAGTATAACCTTCAAAGAATCTAATATTAATATCAATACTATATTTTCTTATCTGTGGCTTAACAAAAACAACTTCAGTTGTTACCATTTGTTGGCCGCTATCTTCTAAAACCTTATACATTGCATCATACTCACCTTGATCAAAGAACATTTCTTCTTGTGGTACAGTAAAGTAATCTTGATTTTTAGCTAATTTTTTATTAACATCTGGCACCGCAAAAATATAAATAACATTATCATCATCTAAATATTGATCGTCAGTGGTGTTATATGCATCTATGTAAGAAAACATATTATATCTTGACAAAAAGTATTCATAGTTATCAGGTGTAGCTAATACAAATGATTTACTTGCAAGTGGTGTCATTATTTTTGTAAATTGAGTATTCTCTCTATCACTACCCATTTTTGGAGATGAAGTAACAGTTACATCTAAGAATTCATTTAAATCATGTTCTGTTCCATTAGAATCATAACCAGTTGCATCCCACTTAATAGTTAGATCAGGTGAATCATCTAAATTACCAGCAATTCCAGAATGTTTTACATATTCCACTTTAATACTAGCACCATTTGGTGGCACCATTCCAAAACTTCCATTTCCAAAATAAAGATCTAAACCTCCACTAATACCAGTTTTAATTAAATATGCTTTCTCATCAGATAATAGATCATAAAGAGATTCATGCTTTGTCCATTGCTCACCATTAACACTTACAGTAACTTTACTATGATCAGTGATTCCACCAGTATTAATGTTAAATGATTGTAATTTTTCACCGTTAGAAGTCACAGTTTGTGATTCAAATTTACCTTGAATTATTGCACTTTTAAATGCATTATAATTTGTTTTTTCTAATTTAAATAATTCAACAGAATTTAATAAAGTATACGTCATTCCGTTAGCATCAAATTTAATTTCTGATCTACCATTAATATTTAATAAACTTCCTGCTATTTTTGCCATATCAGCACCAGGTTTCCATCTAAATATAATTTCACCAGTAGAAGCAAATCCTCTTGTCGCATCATGACCTGTCAATCTTGACATACCATATATTGATTCTGGTTGCTGTGCAGTATATATGTTTTGTTCTACTACAGAATCCTCAATATAATACATAATAAGATCCATCATTTCTGATAGTACAGCTATTATTTGTGCAAACGGTGAAGCTAAAGTAAACAAAGTGTTAGCTCTATTGTATACCCTAGAAATATAAGTTCTAGCATCAGCCTTAATAGACTCTGCTCCCGTTCTAATTGTACTTAAAAATTTTAATTCTGCCATTATTTATGTATACTTTTTTATAGCATGCTTATTTTTATAGCATATCTACTATCTATCGTAATATCTATGAACGCAATATCTCTAACTTCACCTCGAACAAAGTCAATGTTCACTTGAACATTGTATTTTGACGCTAATGGGCAATATGCATTAATCTGATCTACTATCACTGATTTAATATTATGTTCACTAGAATTGAAATCATATATAAGTGTTTCTAAATCACATCCAAACTTATGATCTCCCATAACTTCACCACTATTAGTGAATAAAATTGTTTGAATCTGTGTGATCAACATTTCTATTTCACCATTAGTCTGAACTTGATCTTCGTCGTAATTAGGATCGCTAGGATATTTTATATATAATTCCATTTATTTATTTATCTTCTTTTATTTATGAATGCATCATCCAATCAACACCTTCGTCTCCTTGAATCTCTTCGTTAATCTCTGATAGCTCATCATCACCCATACTTTTAATGGCATCATAATCAAAATCAACATTACCAGGAAGGGCAAATTTAAAAATTGCTAATTTAGAACCAATAGATTGTTTTATTTTTGCACTCACATATCTAAAGAATATTTCATCTGAATATAATGCACAATCAGGGATAGTTTCATATATCTCTAAAATAACATCACCCTTTGGTGTATCACCCATAAATTTTAATTCTCCAGTTAAACTAGAATAATGAAATGAAATAGGGTTTTCAAGTATTTGTCTAGACAAATCTGCCATAGAAGCGTTCAATACATAATACTGTAGTTCTTCTGCGGCTTCAGCCATACCAGAACCTTCATACATTCCTCTAAATAACATTCGCTCCATTGAAAAGTCAGAACCACCTTGGAATCTCACATCCATTCCGCCTCCGCCTCCATTCCAACCTGAAGCTAAGTCATATAAACCATATACTGAATATACACCTCCACCTCCGTCTGCACTTGGCCCAGGCAACGTAAGTGCTCTGTGGCTTTTAAAGTGTGATGTACTAAATACACTATTTGGAATATGGTATAAATTTTCTTTTACAGAATATTCATATTTTTTATAAAACCATTTTTTGGCTCTTTTAATTATATTAACAATCTCTTTTTGTGGCAAATTAATAGGTACCATACATGCCCCAGTAATATCATCTCCTATTTCTTCTAAAAAAGTATTTAGACAATTTGGATCGAAATTTCTACCAGAAGTTAAATCTTGGTTTGAACCGCTTCTAATTTCACTCATTTTATTCTCTTATTTTTTTACTTACAACAATCTCAGTATCTTCAAATCTGGCATCTTTTGTTTTGAAACCCTCTCTGAATATACCTCCAATCATTTTACCTTTAAACATAGTATCTCTACCTGCAACATAACAGTTTATTAATTCACAACTACCATGTGTATAACTAGATTCTACTTTTGATTCTTTTACCTTAGTGCCTTTGTATAAACTACCATACATGATAGCAGACCCAGTTATTTCACACCCATAAAAACTAGAATTAGTTACATTCCCAGCTATTTCACAATCTATAAATTCAAAATCTTCTAATTGATAAACAGTTGGAAACTTTCCATCTTTTATTTGTGTGGCTCCATAATTAGAATCATAATTAATTAAGCCGGCAGTCATAGATCCATTTACTATAAGATCTACTACTCTATTCTTAAACCTCTCCCATTGCAATTTAATAATGACTGGGTTATCTACTAAATCTACCAATATAGTTATGTCGGGATAATGTTCAGATACCTTAGAGTAGTCCTTTAGTATATCTGAGATAGGTTTATTTTTATTTAAAATTCTCTGTAATTCTATTTTATTCTCATCATTAAACCTGGAGTCATTACACGAATTCCACATTTGCATTAAAAATCTTTCAGTTAAATAAAGAATATCATCTGATTTTTTCTCATAATCAGTTCCACCAATATACCTAAATTCTAAGTAATTCTTTTCTTTTTTGGAAAAATTAATTCCATAATATTTTGTGTCAGCAAATTTAAAATTGTTTGATGCTATATGATTACCATCAAAATGAAATGCTTCAATTTTTGGCATTACCCATTTTACACTCTTTGCATATGTAGAATTTTCACGTTCAGGGAAAAACTTATAGATTTGTTTTTCATCAAATTCTAAAATAAATTTAAGAACATTCATTTTAGAAACAAGATCTTTATCTTCGAGATACTTTTTATCGAAAGATAAATTTATATGAATTGATGCTCTGTCATTAGTATATCCATTTTCAGATATCCATTTTAACATCTTAATAACCACTAATCTGGCATTTCTATACGAGATAGGTCCCGTAACCAACTCTGCTAATCCTTTACCACCAGACATATCTGGCTCAATTTTAAATTCTTCAGCAGATGGTACAAAATCAGAATGGGCTTTATCTTCTAATCTAATCTTTCGATCTAGAAGTTTTTCCAGAGCTTTTCTGGTTACTTCTAGATCGAGGTTAGAATAGAACTCAAACTCAACACCCATGAGTGCTGCGTTTAGGATTGATTCTCTCGGAGAATCTATAGTTAATTTTTGCATACTAAGATTATGATATTACCGTTTGATTATATATCACACTCTCGTTGCAATAGTTATTGCGGCATCTTTAAAAAGACTTTCATCGAATCAACATCGATTCTTGTAATCTGTACCGTGATAGGGTCACCAGCTTTAAATACGCTCATTACTTCTTCACTTAATTCACTAACATGTAGCAAACCAGTCACTCCATCTTCTATTGTGATAAATAATCCGTAATCCTTTTTAGTTTTAACAGTAGCTTGTACCACAGAAGGAATTTGATATCTAGAAATAATATCTACCCATGGATTAACAACTATATTTGCCTTTTGAGTTAATGTTATTTTAGTATTACTTATAATATCTTTAACCATAAATGAAATTTCATCACCTGGTTTAATTTCTCTGGCTCTAAATTTGGCTAATGTATCTTCATCTAAATCATTATTATGAATCATACCAGTTAAACACTTATTAAATTCTACAAATACTCCGTATTTTGCAGTACCCGTAACATTTCCAGTCACTGTTTCACCTTGTGTTTGTTTTAAGTTTTCAATTTCTCCAGGTATTAAAGCTTGTAAATATTTTCTATGAGAAACTACTAACGTACCTCTATCCGGTGAGAAACTAACAGGAACTACATACATTTCCGTTCCAATAATAGAACTAAAGTCATGTAGTTTATTAATTCCAGCTAAAGATCCTGGCATAAAACATTCTATGCCTTGTACCATTACCATATAACCTCCGTTTTCAATCATATTTGTAACTGTACCGACCCATGCTGTGTTTCCTTCTTCAACTGCAGCTCTAAGATCCATAAACACTTTGTGTTTAACACCACCATTAATACTACCAACAACATGTGAGTTTTTACCCAATTGTGTAATTAGTACAGCAGTGTCATCACCTGGTTTTAGCGATTGAATTTCAGCAGGTTCTTTATCATACTTGACGTAGATCAATTCCCTGTAACCAATATCAACACTAATAAACTCAGAATTAATTGCATAAATTTTACCTTCATGAATTTCACCAGGATTAATTACAGTCAGTAATTGTCCAATACTAGCATCATGTGCAGTAAGCATGTCATACATTTCTTGGGCATAAGATTCCCTAGAGTAGACTTTGTCGCCGTCTTTGGTTTTAATGTGTGGATTTGGTTTTCTTGTTCTTGACGGGCAAGTAGACTCATATGCATCCCACATGAATTCCCCGTTCTCATCATAAAATGCTTGATTAGCATCTTCTTCAGTTTCTGTGTTTTCGATTTTTAAATCTAGTTCTTCAACTACGGTCTCTTTTGGTGTCTTTTCCCCAATTCTGATCCTTTTGTTTTTTTCGTTGTTCATTTATTTTTATATTAAAGGTGTAACATAATATATATCCTATTATTTTTTAGAATACTACAGGAACAATTCCAATCATTGGCACTGGTCCAGCAGGTGTAGGAATTCCACCAAGATATAATAATTTAAATTCTAATAAGTGCAACATATACGCAGCCGCAACAGCTGTTGAAACTGCTAATGCAGGTGGCATTGGAGCAGGAATAACTGAAAATGTTTTCCCGGTATTCCACGCCCTTCTTAAATTTTTAGCCAATCTTTTTTTACCACCATAATAAATTGGAATATAAATTCCAGTAAGTGGAGGAGGAATCAATGCTGGCAAAGCAGATGGAGATGGTGTAAATGGTTTCACTAAACATGCATACCAATATGCGATAGTTATTTCTGCCATTTCTTCATAAGGATCACCACCTGGCCAAGTGTAATCTATATTACTATCTTCTTCTGCAGCATCACATTCTTCTGCAGCGGCCTTAGCGTCGATCACTTGTTGTCTTTGAAATTTAAATATAGTTCCACCTGATGTTGGGTTTATATCAATCACATGTTCAGGTGTTCTAGCGCTGCTCATTGCATTTGGAATTTTGCGCCAACCATTTTTTAATTCTTGATCCCTATACTTTGATTTAACCCAATTATTATTTTTTGTAAATTTAGGAGCATTAGTAACAATACCTTCTGCATTTGCACTAAACGATCCGCTTCTTACACCAGGATACCAACTAAATGTCGCAATAACATGTGATGTTAAAATTTTAGGTCTTTTACTATCAGTTTCGTAATCATATGCAACCTGTATTTTATACCTATTTAGTGGACATTCTAATTCTATAGGCAAAACAATTTCATTAGTGGCATCTTTTTGAATTCTCTGTCTTAGTGCGTTTGTGTTAAAAAATGCACTGTCAGATTCTTCACCTGGATGTGCATCATGAATTGCTTCAACGCATATGCTACTTACATTATTAGCAAGCTGTGTCCAACTATAACCTGCATCTTCAATATCACTTCTAGTTTCGTTACTAATATTAGGATATGGTAAACCCGACCAGTTTCCTCCAAATCCACTCGAATTACTATAGTTTTCTGAACCAAGACATGCTAACCAAATATAGAATTCCCATTTAGTGTTTACGTTTGTAATACCACTAAATTGTTGTAATAATCTAGAAGCAAAAAGTTTTTCTAAATCCTCTTGCGATTCATCTCCAGTTAAACATGGAAATTCAAAAAATCTAAACTTTTTTAAATCCATAGCAGAATCATTCTTATACTCGTCTATAAACTTACTAAATTTCTTATCTAATTTCTTTTGTTCCTCAATTGGATCTGGTTCCTCAACTGGATCTGGACAAAAATCAGCATAATCAGGATGTGACTCTTTACCCATTTCAGTTAAATTGCCATCTTCATCATATTGATCTTGCAATGGAATATCACCCTCTTTTAATAATCGTTCAAATACTAAGCCATAACCTTGTTTTAAAAGAAATTCAGCAGCAGGATTATTAGTATGCGTTGCACCAAACGGTGTCATTGCTAAACCTTTTACAGCTTCTAAATATCTTTCAGCAACTCTTACACCAAAATCATATCTTCCACTTAGAGGTGCAAGATTAATAGCATTTATCATTGCAGTAGGATCTGTTGTTAATGATACGTTTAGTGGATTTCCAGGTTTAATAGATTTTATTAGATCTAAAGATGGAGGAAAAATAGGAACTTGATTAACACCAACCTTTGGAAGAGCATATGAAACTATAGCACCACCTGGTTTTGTAAATTCTCGCCCAGCAATATCAGCTGCTAAATTTGGTATGAATGTTGGCCACAGTGCAGGCATAACTACTTATTCTTTTGTTGATACTTAATATGAGAACTTGATAATTTACCTACGGTTGCTGGTGTAGGTGGCATGGGAGGACCAGATGGTCCAACTCCAGTTGGGTGAATATGTGCATTATAATCATCTAACCATGTTTGTAACCAATCTTGTAAAGATTGACCTCTCACTGCTGGCTCTGTTTCATCAGCACCTGGTTCACCTTCATTTGAAACGAATATATCACCGCAGTCTAAGAACATCTTCGCATCTGTGCTTATTTTAATGAATCCTTCTTCGTCTATCTGTATCATCGGTCTTTCCTTGGCTCCACTCCCTCGAGTAATAACTAAGCCATCTTCAGGTGAATGATATATTCTAACATTTCTTTCTGCATCATATACTAAACTAATTACGTCATGTGGTGCATCAGATGCTTCCAATATATCTGTCTTTAAATCTGGATTTTGATCAATCTGAAACCAATATTCTGGGTGGTATATGTTTCCGTTATCAAATCTAACTGCAACAATATCGCCAACTCTTGGAACAGCATGTGATCCAATTTGATCTCTATTCATAGGAGTTGCCCATGGAATAGCATCATCTGTCAGTTTATCAAATTTACCATAAACTTTTACGCGACATCTACCATTAAGTAAAGGATCTTCGTTTACTACAACTTCTCCTAACCAATGAGTTTCTCTTAGATTATCTTCAACTAATTCTTTATCATTCATGCTTATGAGTGTACGTTCTCGTTAATGTTATCATCTGGACTACTATCAACACCAGGTTCATGAATTCTTCCAGGTGTAATGTTTTGACTTTCTGGTTCTTGTGCAACAGGATCATATACCTTTTGATTAATTGGAAAATCAGGGGAACTATCTATTCCTGGATCATATACACCAACCGGTGTAATATTCCCATTACTTGGAACATTAGTATTATTTGGATTTAATTGTCCAGCTAAATTTAAAATAGCATTTACACTTCCTGCTTCTAGCGCACTATTAATATCACTTAAACTTCCTAAGAAACCTGTACTTCCGTGTACGTTATCTAATAACAATCCTTTTACAGCATCCATGCCTCTATTTGCTAAAGAGGCTGCAGCTCCTGTTAAACCTTCTGGATAAACTCTACCTAAAGGATTATTACCAAATCCTGGTAAACCATTTTTTAAATTATTAAATCTATTTACTAAACCACCTGCAAGTCCATTAACTTTATCGCTTATTGCATTTTGTGCAATCGCTAATGGATTAAAAGGCTGATTAGGATATAAACCATCATCTGGTTTTGCATCCGGAAATAATGGACTTTTTTCTTCTTCTGATATGTTTTCTCCAAACTTAGAACCTGACATAAAGCCAGTATTCCAAGTAAATGATACTTTTGGTTTTTTCTTTTCAGGGTTTTTAGATTGATCTGCAAATATGCCAGCAATTGTGTCTATTTGCCATTCACAAAAACCTAATTCAAACATAATATGTGGTTTGGCATCAGCAGTATATTGTTTAACTAATGGAGCATCAAACTTACCAGCATTTCTACCAGCTGCAGTTTCATAACCCTTAGCTCTAGGAATAAGATTAACAGAAGTACCTGCTTCATTACCTGGCATTTCAGCGCCATATAAGTTCAAATCCCTAGCGACCGTACTTTGTTGAAATGTCCTAACTTCTGAAAGTACAGTCCAAACTCTAAAGTGTCTTAAATTTTTAGGTAAGATTTCTACATATCTTCTAAAATCATAACATGCATTCTTATATAGTGTCATCAATGCAACTGCAGTTAACTCTACGTTTTCTTCTAAACATTCTATTTCTATCTTAGGAGTTTCTTGTCCTCTAAATGGCTCATCCATTTTACCATAAGTCTCAACTAACTCTAAACCTGTAACACTTTGCCAAAACCATGGCATTTCTTTATTGATTTTAAAAAGAACCTTTCTAAAATTAGCTAATTTTTTGGCATACGTTGTACCCATACTAGCATCTACCATTTTTTCTAGATACTCTTCTGCTGGACCTGCCAATAAAGGAGAATGTTCCCTATCTACACCGTCAAACATAAAGAAAAAACTGAGATAAGTTGGATCTTCACTGATCTTACTTAAAACAGAACCTTTTCTAAACTCGTTAATATGTTTAAAGTCTGACATATATTATTTATCTTTATTTTTTTTGCATATTTTGGACGTTAGGGTCTTGTTTCGATGGATCTAAAAATGCTTTAGCTTCATTTACAACTCCACCCTCATCTAATATTGTATTTGTTCTAATTCTAGGGTCACCTCTATATACTTCAGCACCACTTGCATCAAATACAACTATTCTCAAC